CTCGTATTCGCTCTGTTCCTCGTGGAACACGTAGGGGTCTCGATACAAATCCTTGGCGCAATTGTTGTAACAGGTCTGGATGAACACCTCGTTGGAGGGCACCTTGAGGGAGATCTTCTTGTTTTCCGCGCGCAGACGCACCGAGGACAAAATCTTGACGAAGGAGACGAAAACCGCCGCCAAGAGGTCGGAAAACCACGCGCACCTGTCGGTGATGTTGTCGCTGTGGTTCTTAGACATCGCGTTGGACCAGTTCGGAACCTCCTTGAGGTGTTTTTGAAACTGAAGGAGGGGTTTCTTGTTTTTCGAGTCTCTCACCGCGGTTTCGTAGAGTTCCTGAAAAGTTTCAATCATCACCGGGCACATGATGTGACACAGTTGGGCTGTGTATTCCTTCTTCGCCTCGCACAAAACGTTAAGCATATCGGCCGACATGATCGATTTTACTATTATTACGTCTACAAATTAAAACTACAAAGTCTCACGCGTTCTTCCTATATTTATCCGCCGCCTTTTTGAGGTTCACCAAGGTTGGGAATTCTAACTCATCGAATGACACCTGTCCCTGTTGTTCTACTTTCTTTTTCGGTTTTTTCACGTCCCACGAGACGTAGACCTCGTGACCCATGTTCTGCACCACGAACCCACCCTTCTCGAACTGACGGGTGAGCCACCTCGCGGCCTTGTCTCTGTCGAACGATGGGTACCCCATGACCATGCGTGGCACCTGAAGAAAGATGAATTTTTGATGCCCGTGATCGACCGCCGCTCGAATTTTCCTTTCCCACTGTTCATAAATCCGAGTGTACAATTCTTTTTTTTTCTCCTTTTTTTCGTTGTCGATCTTTTCAATCTCTCGGATGTCTAGGGGCATCCTCCTAATTTTTATTTCACTTTAAATTTTAGCCTCTTCTAACTCACCCATGGTCGGCGTGACCTCGGTGACGAATTTGTAATCCAAAAACTCACGACCGGCGCCCGTGTCCTCGAACGCCCCGACATCGCTCGGTGCCTGCACCCCCACGGGTTGCGTGCGCAGGCCGATCACGGTGGCGGAGCCGCTCTTCATGCTCATCGTGGATACGACGGCGAAGGCGAACGGGAATCCACCCTTCTTCATCGCCATGAATTGGCACTCGTACAACTCCTGTCCCTCGCCTTGATAGCGCTTGACCGTGGTCGTCTCGATGATGGCCACGCACATCTTGGTGCGTCTCTCGATTTCCGCGGCGGTCTTCATCACGAATTCATTCATCAAATCGTTGTTCACCTTGGCTTCGACCTCCTTGAATCCGTTGAGATCCGGAGCCTTGTCGTCGAGTTTCACCTCTCGAGGGCGGACGTACCCTGAGAGCCCGAAGAACTCGCGCTCGAGGTAAGCCTCTCTACTGGGGATCATTGTGATGGCGACGACTGCCAATATCAGGACGACGATCAGAGTCCACTTGTTCATTACTATTATATATGCGTCAATTTTTTTTCAGTGAATTTCGAAGACTACATCAGAGAAGAGAGAATGTCCTTGCTGGTATATTCCCCGAAATGTGCGCACTGCAAACAGGTGATCGAATTCATCCACAAGCATCACCAATTGAAACAACTCGTGACGTATCACAACATCAACACGCAAGGTCTCCCGTCCCAGTACAGGAATAAAATCACACGCGTGCCGACCATGCTCACGAAGAATGGGAAATTTTTGGTGGGCAAGGAGATCACCAATTTTTTGGAGAGCCTGCTGCCGTCGAAGGAGGTGACCTGGTGCGCCCTGGGTGGTGGGTGCTCGATGACTGACATCGAAAACAACGACACCGACAGCGACATCTTCAGCCTCGACGATTACGGCAAGTCCCTCCAACCCCCGATGACGAAGGAACTCGAGGATAAAATCAACCGCGAGGTCTCAGGGGTGGCGTACGAAGACAAGGTGGAGTAATTAAAGATTTTACGCGCTTGCTTAGTCAAAAGGATGATGCATCTCTGCACGATTCAGGCCACCGCCGTTAAGAATGTGTTTGAAACACTCAAGGACATTTTGAACGACTGCAATCTCATTTTCTCCCCGAGAGGGGTCTCCCTGTGCACGCTCGACACCGCGCGCACGTCCCTGATTGACATGCACCTCAACGCCGAGGATTTCGAGGAGTTTTCGTGCCAGGAACAAGAGATCGTCTGTGGGATCAACGTGAGCAACTTTTTCAAACTCCTCAAGAGCGTGACCAACTCCGACGTCCTCCGCCTGTCCATCAAGTGCAAGGAGTTCCTCTCCGTGGAGATCGTCTCCGAGGGGAAGAAGACGTCGACGAAATTCGAGTTAAAACTCCTAGACATCAACGAATCGAGGATCGAGGTCCCGGACATCGACATGGCCACCGTGTGCACGACGACCCTCCCTTCGGCGGATTTCCAGCGTCTGTGCAGGGACATGAGCAACATCGGTTCGGAGATCTCCATCGTTCGAAAGCAAAACATCCTCCGTCTCGCGTGCGCGGGTGATTTCGCGAACCAGGAGACGACGATCGAGACCGTGGAGACGATCGACCACGACATTCACGGCTTGTATTCGCTCCGATACCTGAACATTTTCACCAAGGCCACGTCGATGGCGAGCACGGTTCAGATTTTACAAGAAAAAGAAAATCGGTTTTTGATTTTGAAATACATGGTTGCTTCTTTGGGTGACATTAAATTTTATCTAGCCACTAAAATTGAAGAAAATCAGTAGTGTACCCATCGAGGGTGGACACCACTTTGTGAAGCCCGAGGGCGTTTGTAATTTTCAACTTTGGATACACCTCTCTGAGATAATCCTCGTCGTAGTAGAGCACGTCGCGAAGCGCCACGCGTTGGTGGTGGAAATCGCTGTGAGGACCCGCGAGGCGGCGAATCTTCTCGGTCACGTTTTTCACGGGTTTGTCGTCCTCGTCGCACAGCCAGGCCGCGATGAAAGGGAGGGAGAAGGTCATGGATTTCTTTTGGTCCGGGGGAAACGGGGCGTGCAAATCGTCCGTGACCATCTTGTACACCTTGCCGTTGTACCAGTATTTCACGCGAAGAATGGTCTTCGACACACAGTTCGGAACGACTGTGTTTCGAACGCCCCGACCGGTGCAGTCCACCCAGAAGGAGGTGAGGACGCGGTCGTCCCAATCCCTCGCCTCGGTGGCCCAGAAATCATCCTCAACCTCGTATTTCACGTCGTGTATCACGTCGTATTCCAACGACTCTTGGATCACGCGCCAATTCGGTGGCGTCGTGAATTTACGATACAACGCGAACGCGGAGGTTAAAAGATTCAGTATCATATTTAATTTATATGGAGGGGAATTTTTTAAGTCGTTACAACAATAAAATTTCCGAGTACGAATCTCTCATCGACTCCTCGTCCACCGCTTTCGAGCGTCGCAGTGTGGAGACGGAGATGGCGGATTACATCATGCGATGCCTCCCGTTCATGGAGAAATACACGGAGGAGGCGACCGAGGAGACGAATACCGACAACGTCTTCAACGCCAAAGAAACCGTGGGTCTCGCGCGCGGGGACATCTACACCGATTACCTCGTGGAGGTCGAGGGTGTGCACGTGGACAGGCCCCACCTCACCGCGCGCCCGAGGGAGGAGTGCTCGACGTGTGGACCCACGTCCAACATCGTCCACTTTCACGACACGAGTGAGATGGTGTGTGATGGATGCGGAGCCGTCGTGGCCGCTATCATCTCCGACGAGTTGACGTACAGAGAGGAGCAGGAGAGTTCGACAAAGGTGATTAACTACAGTTACAAACGTCAAAATCACTTCTCCGAGTGGCTCTCGCAGTTTCAAGGCGCGGAAATGTGCAACATCCCCGAAGACGTCGTCGTCACCCTTCGCGAGGAGTTGAAAAAACTCAAACTCAAGAAGAGGGAGGACATCACCCACGCGCGCGTTCGGACCTTGCTGAAAAAGTTGCGCATGCAGAAATACTACGAACACGTGCCCCTCATCTGTTGTCTTTTGAACGGGGTGCGCCCACCGCAGATGAGTCAGGTGCTCGAACAAAAACTGCGACTCCTTTTCAACCAGATTCAAGAACCCTTCGACAAGGTGTGCCCCCCGAACCGCAAAAACTTTTTGAGTTACTCCTACACCCTCTACAAGTTGTGTGAACTCCTGGGGGAGGACACCTTCCTCCCGTATTTCCCCCTCCTCAAGTCCAAGGAAAAGTTGCACGCGATGGATTGTATATGGCAAAAAATATGTAACGAGTTGCAGTGGGAATATATTCCCACGATTTAAAGGTTAGTGACGTTAGTATTGGTAATGGATTATAAAGACTACTGCATCAAAGAGGCCCAGTTCCACCTCGACCGCGCGCGCGAAATCTTGACGGAGGGACTCGCAAATCCGAAAAAGTATCACGATGAAACTAAAAAAACATACGAGTTCATGGCTCCGTGGTATGCGATGATGATGTACTCTCTGCTGCACACGCCACCACCCGACGGCACTCCAGAGATTTCCCAAAGTTTATCAACACCGCCTCTCGAAGACCGGTGAGGGCGAGGTAGTTTCGCGCCTGCGTCTCCGCGGCCCCGTTTAGTTTAGCCACCGCTTTAAATTCTAATATGACCTTATTGTCTATCACTATGTCAGCACGTAGGGTGCCCACCGTGTGTCCCTCGTAATAAATAGGAAGCCATCTCTCCGACTCGTATTGTATCCCGTGTTTACGCAATTCAACTTCCATGCAGTTGTGATACACCCGTTCACTAAAACCCGGGCCCAAGGTTTCATGGATTTTAAACGCGAAAGATTCGACGTCCGTCATACTCATTTGTCGACTCTAACCCCTAAGTGATGATAACCAAGCCGTACGACCTCGATCAACTCGTCAAGTTCGCGTGCACGCAAGGCTCGGATCCGCGGCACCTGCGCCTCGTCCTGGGCATGTTTAAACTTGAAGAGATGAAGATGGAGGACCCGTGCGGCATCGCGGCTTGGTACGGCAACCTCACGATACTCGCCTTGCTCCGGAACCACGGGATCCCGTGGGGGCGATCCATGCAAAGGGCGGTGGAGAGGAACCAGTTCCACGTCAAGTCGTGGATGTTTATGAATGGGTATCGTATGGATAAACGTGAACCCACAAGTTGGCAATCCACTTCTCCCCCGACGTCACTGGTTTACCGCCGTGAAGCGCTGATGAGTGCCTGAGCCCGTAGTTGTCCAAGGTGTCGAACAGCAGGACGTCACCCTTTTTTAAACGATATTCTTTTTTCAACTTTGGAAACGCCGTCGCCCCACCCTCGTAATCGTCGTTGAGCACGATGATGAAAGTGTACATTCGCGGGTTTTTCTCCTTAAACGCGTCGTGGTGGGGGTTGTAGAACCCACCCGGCTTGTACTTGACCACCTGGAGGGACTCACAGTTACTCAGGGGTCTATCGCAGTATTTCAAAAGGCGGCGCATCACCCGGTGCGCGATCTTATCAGTCTTACCCACCCACGCGGTCTCGCTCTTGCGCGTGCGCTCGTCCAACTTTCGCGATTGCGCCACCGTCGACGGACGCAAACGACCGCGCGCCGCTTCGATGATGTGGTCGCACTCCTCGTGGGAGAGCATGCGCGCCAGGACTCGCGGCGGTCGATAAGTGGGACGCATGAAGAAGAGTAAAAGGGAAAAGACGAGAAAGTAGATGGCGTCAATCATCGTTACAATACTAGAAGAATTTAAATTTTATCGAACGGGCGTGGGAGCACACACGTGTACCTCGCGTGGATGTCTCGAATGACGGTGTTGGCGTAATCGACGAGGTCGTTAATGTTCGACCGAATCTCCTCCACCGTGTCCGGTGAGATCGCGTATTGACGGAGGGCGTCTCCACCGGTGTCTATCATCATTTGGTAAATGTCGGTGATGTCTTTGTTCTTGTCTCGCTGCTTGTCAATCTTCTGAAGGTTCTTTTTGAACCACGCCTCGGAGATGTTTCCGAGCATGAATTGCACGCGGGCGTGTTGGGCCGAGTAACACCGACCGTAACCGAGGGGTTGCCTCGACATCCATTGAATCTCTCGGTCGAGTTGGTTCAGGGTGAGACGAAAACGCATGATGCAGTCCGGGGCTTGCATCTCGCGCAGTTCGGCGAAGGAGGGGAGACCCCCACACGGGATGTCCCCGTGCTCTCGGGAGAGCATGCCCCCATTTTTTCGATACTCTAGATAGTGTGGGTTGTGGATGCGCCCCATTTCAATCGCCCCGGTGTTGAAATTAAAAGCCGTGTGACAATCTGGACACCACATCTGCGTGCACCCGGAGAGTTTGTGTATGAAGGTTCCACACTTGGGACACGGTTTGGTGTCGCGCCGAATGAGGGCGATGGACGCCTTCGCGTCGGGGTCACACTCGTGACCGTCCTCCACCAATTCGTTGCACTGGTTGCAATACGTGTTCTTACACAACCCACAATAAAACTCCTCGTTGAGGAACCCCTGGCAGTTGCCCCCGGTGTTCGGACACTTTCTCACAAATTTAGGAATCGCCGCGGTGGTCGTATCGAAGGGTTGGTCCAACTCCGACGACAAACGGTACAAGTCTCGGAGACGCTGACTCTTTTCCAATATGTCCGGGTGGTTTTTCTCCAAGTAGGCCTCACGCCTCGTGTACGGTATCTGAAAGATTTGGTGGCGATTGTACAACTCAAAAATCTCTTTTGAACACTTTTTAATCTCTCTCTGAATCTCCTCGTGACGCAGAATGCGCTCGACGATGGGTTGGGTCTCGGGGAAGAGGGATTTCTCGCGCTCGAAGAGAACCTCCTCCCGGTGCCGGCGCAGGGTGGTGTTACAGAAACGCTTGGACGCCCACGATTGGGTGAATATTCGATTCCACTTGTTCTTGCACCCCATGCAGTGGACGTCGTCGAATTGGGAGAGCACATATTTTTCCGTGCATCTGCGACACGCACGCAATTCACAATGAGGACACGCAACCTCCTTGTGAAATGTTTGGTTAAAATCTTCGCAACATACGTCACACATT